TTCAGAAATGTTCTGATTAATATATTTTTTTTTGAAAAAAGTATAGATAAAAAAAGTGTATTAGGCGTTTTTTCAATGTGTGTATATGGTTTTGTGCCTAGAGTGTGTGTATATACACACGTGTGTATAATGAAAATAAAAATAAAAAAATGATTAGGAATTTCTGTTCTGTAATTCCATCTCAAACCATGTTTTAATTCCTTTTCTCTCTAGTTCTTGGACTAAAACACTAGCCTTATTCATAGGCATCAATGATTTAAATACTTCATTGTCTTTTTTCCAACAAATATTAATGAACATAAAGGGTGTTATCAGCCCACCACATTTAAGTATTTGTTTCAAAGAATTATAAAAAGAAATATAATATCTACTTTCTATATATGTAAGCACATCCACATGGACAATGTTCACGCTTTATAAGACCTTGATTATATAAATCAAGAATTCTTTTTTCGATAGTTCTTCTAGGAGAAGTAACTGCTACTGCTTTGTGAACTTCTGATGTCGTACATGTACCTTTACAGTTCATAATATACTTGTAGATTTTATACTTGATAGTATTTTCTGGCATGTTTTTGCAGACTACTGGCACATCTTCTTCAAAGTTCATAGGCTTTCCACTGTATCTAGTCATGTCCAAACAAATCTCCTTTGTATGGGTCGAAAGTTACAGTAATAGTACCTACTCTCTTTGCCTCTTTAGGATTGATTTCGACATAGGAATCTATACCTTTTTCATATCCTCTGAGGAATGTTCCAGTGTTTCCCATTAACACTTTCTTTTCTACAGGCACATTGTGTTTTCGGTCATAGCCAGTTCTAATGATTGGTCTTACCCATGTATCATGGTTATGACCCATAAGAACAACGTCACAGTCAAAGTCGCCAGTGATGGCTTTCATTCTGTTGACAGCTCCCCCTGCTTGTAGTCCAGAGTAACCACCATGCATGGATAGAATTAGATAGTTTCTAATCTCCTTGCCTTTATGTGTGAATGTTAGACTGGTGTAACCAAGTCTACCCAAGTATTGATTTCTCAATCCTAATGGGTCACAGAAATCTTTGAGGAATCTTTCTTGATTGATAGTCTTCCATTCGTGATTACCTGAGTGCATGCCTAATGTTTTATCAGCTATTGGCTTCCAAGATTCAACGAAGAAGTTTACTTGTTCTTCGGTAGTTAACATTTGTCTGTCAACTGTTTCTGGATTCCATCTCTTATCTATAGAACCATTTGCATAAGCCATCACATTATCTATGTAGTCTCCCATACCTATTGTGATATGGTCTGCATGATCTGCGATGAACTTTACATTCTTTAGATATTTATCCACATCACACCCTAGATTACCAAGATGAATATCTCCTAGTGGTCTCATGTGAATTATAGAATCTTTCTTTGGAAGTTCTACTGTTTTCCTTATGCAACGCATTGTTTGGACATACGGTAGCCCGTCTTATTAACCTTTCTAATCTATTTCTTGGTTTCTAATTTGTTTATATCTTAATTGTTTGTAAGCCTCTTCTTTTATTTTTTGATTCCTATAGTTGTCAGGTAAATGATGAACACATGGTTCTAATAATGTATAGTAATCTCTACAATACTCACAGAATAAAACAATCTTTTTCATTTTTTCATCTCTTATCTTCATGTATCTAGGATCATCCCATTCGTATTTACCATCAGCAGTTTTCTTAAAATGTTTCTTTGGTCTCCACTTACCATTAGGTAATTTCTCCCATTCCATAAAGGTATATTAATTACATACTATTTAAATCTATTATGCGTGGTCTATGTCACTGTTGTTATTCTTCCAATGAACAACTACATATTCATAAAGGCAAGATTAGTTGTGATGATTGTCACAATAATAACATAACAATTCAATAACATTTATTAATACCGTTGTGTATTAACTATCAATGAACGTTTCCGAAGTAATCGATACTGGAAAAACGTATGAGAAATCGACACCACTTAAAGCAGGCGACCAATTAACAGTCCAAAGTTTTAAGGTAAGATACGTTGAGGCATTGGGCTCGGATATTGCAGAGATGGCAACCACTGATGGTCTTAGACATTCATTTGGTAAGACAATTATTGGTCAAGCGAAATCTGAATATTGGAATGACGTGGTGGAGAAATGTGTCTCTAAAGATGCAAGCGATGGATTAGACGTTTGGGTAGTAGAGAGAGAAGCAGAAAAGACTGGCAGAAAAATGCTAGCCTTAAGTATGTACCCACCAAAGAGTACATCTTAACTCTTTTTTTATTATGGAATGTGACCGTTGTGGTTATGAGATGGATAAAATGACAGTGTGTCATCAGATATGTCCTAACTGTGGTGCTGTTGTTGATTGCAGTGATGGTGTATATGATTAGTAATGAACTTAGAAATATAATAAAAGAAAAAGTAAAGTGTCCTCATAGTAACAATGCTTTATTATGTGAGCACTGTAGACTTGATGTAAATAAATTTATGAAAAAATGGAAATATAAAAAAGAGTTTTAGATGAATCCATCTGCTTTGTATTCATCTCTAAGTCTTTTGTAATAGTCAAGGGATTTTTTTGTGATGTGAATGTTTGTTTCAACAGCATCTTTGAACTGCATATATCCTCTATCCATGTAGAGTTTTAATTCTCTTTCATAGTTATCAAGTTGATCAGATAGAAATTTTATGATGTTGTTCACTTGTTTCTCTGTTCCCTCTTTAGCTCGTTCGCTATGTTCCATAATTATATATAAAAAATGGGTTTATTAAACCTTATTCTCTATCTCTAGTTACTATTACGCCTGCTAGATTTACTAGTTGATTTAATATTGTTTGTCTAATCATACCAAATCTATCTGTATTTACATCTTCCTGTGGATATGTTTCTTTTGTTAACTCATGTGCTTGTCTGAAATATTGTCTCCATAAATCAGCAATCATACAAGTATCATTAGAAATTTTAACTTGAGGAACATTAGTTATGATTACACTTCTAGGATCTGTTGGTCTAAATGCTGGTTTGAATCCTTGATCTTTAGTACCACCTTGTTGAATGAAACATTCTTCATTAACACATAATGCTTTAGGTGTTTTCTGATACCATACCAATTCTCCAATAGCCCATGATGAACCACAGATTTTACAATTACCTGAATACTTTCCTTGTATTTGTATTCCCATATCTCTTATAGAACTAAGTATTATTTAAAGCTATGCTAACAATGCATCTTTACATGATGCTATGCCCTCTCTTAATAACCAGTTGAGAGCATTGTAAAACATATCTGTATCTATAATATTATCTAACCACCAATCATTTACGGTTTCAAACCATGATGGTATAATACATTCTACTGTCATACAATAGTATATTACATTTATACTTTTAAAGATTACCTAAAGTTTTATATATAACCTAAATTTAAGATGTATATGGCTAAGCGTAAGATTGGCAATTCACATACTACAATCAGTGTAGCATGGACTGACAAAGAAGAGTTTAGAAAACTTGCAAAGTTGGTCAAGAAAACAAAGAATGGAGATATGTATGAGAGCGATGCTGTAATCTTTAAACGGATATTAGATCATTATAAGAACTCAGTTCCTAATGAAAACCAAGTGATTCATTCTACTTATCCAACTAAATCTTCCGTTCAAGAACATGTCCAGCAAGATTAAAATCTCTACTTATCCACATTATTTTTATTTTATCAGTCATTTTTTTCATGACCTTAGTATGTAATCTTTCTAATCTGTCTGTTGTTATTCTCCACTTACCAGTGACTTGTTTTACTACCAACATAGAGTCACTATATATTGTGACATTTTCTTTTGAGTGAACATTGTTACAGTATTCTAATGCGTATATTAATGCAAGATATTCTAATTCATTATTAGTAAGTTTACAACATCGAGTTTTGACGATAACTTTGTCTCCATCGACTAGGCATATTTGGTTGTATCTAGTACCACCGTCAATGTATATTTTTTTCATCTTGCTTCTTTGTGTATGCTTTTCTACAACCTTGTGAACAATATATCTTTTGCCTGCCTTTATAACGCCATGGTAATTGAGCACCACATTCTACACAATAAAAAGTATCATCTTTTCTCATACCAACAAGTATTTATACTTATTATATAAGGGTTATGCAGTGTTGTTATTTGAATTTGATCCTGATGTTTTTCTATATCTACTTTTACCAGTAGAATCTCCACTATAAAATCTTCTATCATTAACTTTACCACTACCTATATTACCACGAGCATTAATACCAAATTTACTGGTAGCACTAGCAGTACCTCTGCCAGATTCACTCTGTTTAGGTTTTTGTTCAGTAACTTCATCTCTTGCTTTTGGTTCTGTTACTTTAATCTCTTTTGCATGTGCTGATGCTTGTTCTGCTGTTGTTATACCCTGTTTTGCTTGTTCTTTAGCATAAGCCATTTGTTCTAAATTTCTTCTACTTGCATTTCTATCTAATGTATCACTAGCACCTCTACCTACTTGACCACTTCCCTCTTCATTTTCAATAGATCCTTTACCACTTTCTCTTTCTCCTTTTGGTGGTCTGTAATCTGGATTTGGTTCAGTTGCACCCTCATGCCAGTTTGGATTTAATTCTCCACTAGGTAAAAATTTTGGAACTTTTCTTGTAGGATATTGACTTACATTAATTTTGTCTAAAAAAAAATTTATTGTTTTTAATCTAGCACTAACGCTATCCATACCTTTAATGATTAAGTTATTATAATATACTGTCTCTGCTAATGATTTTGCTTTATCTCCACCCTCATCATCATCTACTTTAGGTGCTGGAGAAACTGTAAGTCTTTGTCGTTTTGCTTGTTCAACTTTAGCTTGTCCACCACCAGTGCCTGCTCTAGCACCACCTCTACCACTAGCACCTAATTGTGTTTTAACTTGTTTCTTTTCTCCTATTTTTTTCTGACCAATAGATGATCCTTTTCTATCTATTGTTGATACGATTGGTGCGTTTGTACTAATATCTTGATCTCCTACTCTTTCTGTTTTTCCACCTAGATGTTCTACATTATGATAAGTTTCTTGTGATACTTGTTTACCTCTTCCACCTACACCACCAGCACCAGTGTTTAAATAATATTTAGTGTTTGCATCTGCTTTAGCTGGTTCGTCTTTTTTCTCATCTGCTTTTCTAATATATTTAATACCATAAGTATCTCTAGTATCTTCTACCATGCCTAATATCTCCTTTTCTCCTTTTTATTGTTTGCGACTGGATTGACACCATCAGCAGTAGTCATGGCATCTTTTTTAGTATCATGACCCTCGTGAGTTACTTTGGGTTTTTGATGTTCGTGTTTAAATTGTTCACTGAAATCTGTATGTGTTGCACCCTCATAGTCTTTGTCTGCATCCATATCAAATTGAGTAGATACACCCATGAATGGTCTTCCACCTACGTTACCATAAGCACCTTGTTCTACACCTGATTTAATTACATCTTGTAATTCTTTTGGTAATTGTTCCCAAGTTTTTTGTAAGTATCTTGGAGAGTATGCTTTAATGGCTACTAATACTTCGCCTCTTTCTCCCATAGTCATATCGTTCCATGATTTTTGTTTAGCAATAATGTCTTTAACGAAGAAAGTATCATCTACTTTGATTGTATTGTATCTATCGTCTTTAAATACTGTAATGTAACCACCGTTCATTTTAACTACAGTGCCACTTTTTTGAACACCGTTTACAAAGTAATCTATATTATCTCCTACTTTTGTATGTTGTAGTTTGTTTAATCTGTATGTATCATTGTTCATCGTCATTTTCTTTTTTCTCCTTTTCTTTCTCCTTACCTTTATCTGATGGTTTTCCTATATAAATTTGCTTATCGTCTATAATATCACTGGCTTTTTGTCCAGATTCATGCTGATTTCCGAATCTAGCATCGCCAGCATTGGTTGTATATTTGATAATTTCTTGAAATTTGATTGGTATAACACTCAAATCTTTGTTAATTATTCTATTCCATAAGGGAGATTGACGTTCGTTTAGCCATAATTCCCATGCTTTTAGTTTCTCTACCTCTTCTAACTTGTCGTCAGTCATTTCTTCCAAGTCTTCTTCCTCTTTCATGGACTTTTCTTCAGGCATATATAAATAAAGGCGTATAACTATTTAAGTTTTTTAGCCGAATAATGCCTTTTGTAACTTCTTAGACATATCCATAACGTGCCAACTGTCTCCACCAGCCACAGCCTTACATGCTAATACTAGACTATCTGGATAGTCGTCATGTTCATCTGATTTGATTTTCATTATACCAGTCTCTGTATACTCTCTTCGCAGATATGATAACTGTCTAATCATCTTACCAGCATCTCTTAGTTTAATTCTATGGTTTTCAAATAACATTCTTAGGTCTCCATACATCTTTGCCTTTTCTTGTAGGGTAAACATGACACCTCTTACTGGAGATCCTTGTTCTCTAGCCAAGTCTACAAGACCACCACCAAGACCAGTCTCATCTACAAACACTGTCTCTATCCTATACTTATCAACATATTCTTTTACTCTTCCAGCTACCTGAACTACATTAGATTGTGATTCATTATCTATTTCTACAACAAATACAACATCGTTATCATCAACACCTACTATAGTGTATACTGTTTCATCTCTACCAGTTCTTGCTACATCACATCCCATATAGTATCTTACTTTTCCCTTTGGTTCATAGTCTGCTACTGCTTCCATTAGTAATGAATGTGGGAATAATGTATTACCAATATCTAGGAACTCTCCATCAACTTCTTGTATGTATTCTTCCCTTGTTAATCTTTTAATCTCCTCTATGAATGATGGATCTTTTTGAATCAATGGGTTGTCTGTTGATTTTACATGAAACTCTGTCCATAGACCATCTGGAACTTTAGGCTTTGCGTTCATACATGCTTCATAGAAATAACCAGCTTTAGAAAATGGTGTAGATGTTAACCATACTCTGGCTGATGTAGCCATACCTGATGGTAGGAAAGCCTTGAGTATATCTGTCTTAATGAAAGAACATTCGTCAGCAATAATTACATGTGGAGAATAACCTCTAAGACCCACACCAGTTTCTCCAGTAGCTCTTGTAATTATTTTAGACATACCAGTGCCATCTAAAAATGATACCCACATTTCTGTCTGTGTATTTTTTATTACATACCCTTTAAGAAATTCATTGTCTACAATCATACTTCTAATTTTATCGAACATGATAGTAGACTGGTTTTGTGTAGGAGATGCTATGATAATAGTACATTCTTTCTTTACTGTTTCTAACATGATAGGTGCAAAGAAAGCAAAGTGTATTGCCTTACATGCTGTTGATGTTGTTTTACCTACCTGTCTACCACTACGGTATACTATGAATCTATCTTTACAATCTACATATTTTTTGTTATAATCGAATACTTTATGGTCAAGAAATACCTCAGCGAATTTACTAGGAGACTGAGCACAATCAGTGATAGTCTCTACGAATTCCTGACGTTCTTTAATCTGTTCGTTCGTCGTTCTTGGCATTATCTGACACCGATTTCTGTGCTTTTATCTGTCTGAATATACTAGATATATCTCCAGTCTTACCGAATTCGGTTTTCTCTGTGAGTACAATCTTACCGTTCAGATCGTTAATTGCTTTAATAACATTAAGTAGAGTATTGATTTCTGACTTTGTATTCCTATCAGGTACATTACCGTCAAACTTTGCCTGAGTTAAAGCCATTAATACATTCTCCATAGATAGTTTTGCTATTAGGTCTAACATGTCTTTGACATCTTCAGGCTGTCTAGTGTCCATTGAATTTAATAGTTTAACAAAATCTTCTCGTATAGCACACACTGCACCTTTCTCATACTTTGGACACTTGCCATTACCACCCTCTTCTATACTACGGTATATGCACTGATCACATAATGCTGGTATGTTTGCATCCTTGAAATGTTTAGCAGAATTAAACGGAGATATTGTTTTTCTTTTATCTTCCTTAACAACAAAGTTACCATTTACAGATTTAATTTTAAAAATTTCTTTATCTTCATCCATTATATAACAGTTATATAGTTAGTATTTAAAGTTTTGCTCGTAGATATTTAAATGTTTACACATTGGCATAAAGAGTAAAGCTAGTGGTGCTCTTAATAATGAATAGTATTCTGCGTTAACAACATCTTCTGCTTTTACTTTTATTTTTTCTAGATGTTCTTTATGAACTTCACAACTGTGTCGTAACATTGGAATCATACTCTTACCTTTATCTCCAAACATCATTGATGTTGTAGAGCCAGCGTTCCATACTTCTGTCTTCTTTGACATAGCACCTGAGATCCATGCTGATGTGTCTAGACTTTCAAACATTCTACTCTTTGATATGTATTTACCTTTTGCAAGTCCATGATATTTTAATGGTGGTAGTTTTCTCATCTGATCTTCTGTTTCTAGTTTACCATGTATTTCTCCTAGACATAAGTAATCATCTTTGTTAGGTCTAAGCATTGATAAATGATTAAGATAGTTACCCTGTAATACTGGTAGTGTCCAGTCTATACCCATCTCTCTTTCTTTTTTTAGATGTTTCATAGTCTCTTCCATATTATAAAACACATCAAATTGTGTAGCATAGTCATAACTCTCTTTATGTTTTATCAGTAAATCATGATACCTATCTGGCTCTGTACCAGTACCAGCCACTACAAATATACTATCAAACTTATCTCTAAATTTTGTAATGTTAGCATAAGAATACTTGAATGATAACATAACATTCCTAACACCACATTCTGATAGAGCCTCTAAATGTGCTTTATTGTTAGCGTTAAAATAGATCTTCATCCAGCACCAATAATTTTATGACATGTGCATACACATTTTGGCATGTTACCATATTGTATTGGACATTTGAAATGGTCTCCCTGTTTACAACTAGGGTAGATCATCCCATTTCTCCCTATTGTCTTCGAAACACATAGTGGCAAATGGACAGAAACCATCACATAGGTAGTTTTTTACTCTAGGTGGCAGTGTCTTTTCTGTTAATGATTCCTTTATTTGTCTGGATTTTACTATCATATCCTCTAGAGTTTCCTCTATTGGTGCTAGTTTGAATGGTAGGCATGAGGGTTTATCCCTTGATTCCTTGTCTACTGCATTTGATATGTATATTACACATCCAAATTCAGCATCAATATCATAGCATTTTTTCAATAATACTCTGTATCTGTTGATTTGATCTACGTGTGATTCACTAGGTTTGGATGTAGCCTTGCTAAAATATCCAATAGAACCAGTAGTTTTCTTATCACATATAATGTATTTACCATCTATCTCCATTAAATCGTCTATAGATCCATAGATAATATCCAGATGTTTTGGATCATCTACTGGTATTTTTAATGCTTCTTCCCTTGTTAATGGTTCATCCCTGACATAATCATAGGCTAGAAACATTTCATGAAACTCTGGCTTTGCTACCATAGATGCTGAATGTATTGCTTGACCAAAATATAATGATCTCATATCTTCAGTATTCATACCAGTCTCAGGTAAAGTCTTTTTATATATGACGTTTCTCATACATGGTTTGATAATATCACTGACATGTATGACACCAAGCCTCTCAGTCTTCATGGCTTCTACTTGTGCTTTTCTGAAAGCAAAGTATATTTCGTTTGTAATATCTGCTAATTTTAACATAATATTTAATAACTAACATGTCTTATAAACGTTATGCCAAGCATGATTTGTAGAATGATAGCATGGAATAATGGTAAAGCAGAATTTGCATCTGTAACACAAGACCAAAAAAATATGATAGATGGAGATAAAAACTTTGGATTTCTACAACCAAAAAATGGTATACTAACTTTCAGTATTACTAACAGAGATGGAGAAATTTCTGACAGAGCAGTTGATAGAGCTGTTAAATTTGCGTTAAAAGAATGGTCACTCTATGTACCAATTACATTTAAGAAAGTAGCAGAGAATGGAGATATTAGAATAGAATTTAGATCAGAAGATGAAGATGAGATACTTACACCTAACACATTAGCATACATGTATTATCCTTTAGGTGGTAAAAATAATGGACAATGTGTAATTAACACTAGATACTATTGGACTAATCATGGTAAAGGAATAGACATGCATAAGATAGATCCAGTGAATTATCCAGAGCCACAAGATAGAGTGAAAGGTAGTACATGGGATTTAGATCAAGTATTAAGACATGAGTTTGGTCATGGTATATTTGGATTACCACATGATATTAATGCTAATAATATAATGAGTAGTAACTATGATAAAATGAAAGAACATCTAAGTGATAATGATATTATTAGAGCCAGAGCAAAAGCTGGTAGTAGAGTATTAGATGATAACAGATTAAATATATTGAAAAAATGGTTACACTTTGCTAGTGATAGAGATTATAATTAATAATTACCTATATTTTGGCACTGACATGGTTCATTTGAATCTTCATCACTAGGTGCTATACATCCAAGATTAGTATCATGTGCTTCTTGTGAATGACCACATTCAGCACAAGCACCTGATGCTACAAAAACTATATCTGCCATTAATAACTTTCCTCAATAGTAAAATTAAAAGATTGCGTTTGTTCTGAGATCGTGCCTGAAGTATCTTTGATTTCTACCTCTCCAGTCCACACGCCTGCATTGGCTGAGGCTGTATCACTTTCAGATAAGGTGTATGTTACTATACCATTTTCTCTATCTGAGAATGTAATAGTTCCATCTATAATAAGAGTGCCATCAGGCTTCCATACTTTCCATTTACCAGTAGCGTAAGTTGTATCATTTGTAAGATTTTTGACAGTACCATCACTGTTTTTTATTGTTAATTCTAATGTGGATCTACTTCCAACTTTTGTTGTAAATATAACATTACGTCTATTCATGTTTACACTCATCTATCTTCACCTTTTATATTACCATCTCTTTTATAAATTTTAACGTCTTTATTCTTATCATCAATGTTACTTGTGCCTTTTTCTGATGTTTTACTCGTTTGATTTTTATTAAATATTTTCTGTTCCATGGTTTTTCTGTTGATTTTTATATTTCTTCTTATTCTTACAGCACCGTCACGCAATAGTTTGATGAATTGGAATCCTACTTCAAGTGTCTCATCTATGACTTTTGTAATTACAAAGAATCTGACCAATACTTCTTCAACATCTAATGTTTCTGTTAATACTCTTATGATAACCTTAAACTTGTTTCTGAAAGCCTGAACTGATACTGTCTCATTAACTGCCTTTATTCTGCCTCTTATGGTATTTGCCACTGTGGATATGTTAACAGTGTCAGATATTGTTCTATTCAATCCTCTGAGTCTTGGAGTAATCTCTGATAGGTTTACTGTGTCAGATATGATTCTTCTTATTCCTCTAATTCTGATGATTGATTCTATTGCAGAGACAGTTTCAGATACCACTCTTTGTATCGTTCTATTAAAGTTGGCAGTTGTGGATATGTTTACAGTCTCACTAAATGACCTAGACCACTTCTTACCAAATGCTTGAGATACTTCTATGGTATCATTTATTATTCTTATTAACTCTCTTGCTCTATCTCTGAATGATTGTACTGATATACTTTCAGTAATTGATCTTGTAATATTTCTATACCAATCAAATGCATCTGAGATATTAACAATATCAGATACAGTTCTAACTATACCTCTTAGTCTTGATACAGTTTCTTCTAGGTTTACAGTGTTTTGTATCACTCTAACTATACCTCTCAACCTTGATACTGATTCGTTTATGTTAACTGTGTCAGATAATGATCTGATTAATACAAGCAATCTAACATTTGCATCATTAATTGATACTGATTCTGTAAATGATCTTGACCATTTCTTACCAAATGTTTGT